CAGGATCCAGTACATCACGTACAAATGTATCAAAGTACACCACACTGTAGGGAACATAAGGCGAAAACTCATTAGTACCTTTGTTCTTTTTGTCACGAATCCAGTCACGATACGTTAAGTTGGTGCGATGCTTTTCTATATCACACAGTCGATTCGCCTCCTGTACCGCAGTCAAGTGATTGTAAACACTGTGTGCCATGTAATACAGATAACTTTGTGTGTCCCAACTTGTGCTGTCAGGACCTTTTGCCTTGCCATTACGATCCAGATCACCTTCAGCCATTGCACATATATCACCAGCAGTTAGGCGACTCATGATAGGAGAATGAGCAAAAGGCATGGGCAAATCTGATCCTTTCAGGCTTTGCGTGTCAATAGCACTGTCCATGAAATATCCAAAACGCTTGGGACTGAAATAGTTATAGCTGTATGTGCTACCGTATGCTGTGTTCACAAACGGGCTTGCGGCATCAAAACTCAGGCAAATGTTTGGCGAGTCATGTTCACGCAATACACGTTGTATACTGGTCAAGTAACAAGCCCAGTTTAGTTTGCCTGTGCCCAGGAAGTGAATCCAGCCTTTGTCTTTCAGCAATCCATCAGCACGTAAGTCCAAAATACGCTTGAGTGCCAGATACATGTTGCTCTTGTTGTTACCAGCAAAAGCAAAACCTTCCAGTGTTAGATCGCGATCACCATACGCTTCTTCCACAAAGTCAGGATTACTAAAATGTTTTACACCTTCATACCAACGATCACTTGTAGCTTCATCGTTACCTGACAGGATGTTCATAAACTTGGTTGCACCTTTAACACGATTACGCAAGAAGTAATCAATGTTAAGGCAAGTAACATCAATACAAGTCTGAAAGTCTGTGAGACCAGTTCGCTTGTTAAGAGGCGGAATAGCCGCAACAGAAGGAACGTCAAGTATCATGCTCCAGTCTGCTGTGTGTTCCAGATAACGCAGGATCTTTTCGCAAAGTTCCAGTCTGGCAGGATCGTTGGGATCAGTACAGTTCTCCCAATCCATTTTGATAACACCTGTTGCTACCTGGAATCCTCCTGAGTCTCCCAGTATTACAGTGTCCTCACGATCACGATTTTGTATCATGGGTTCATCAGCATCTGTCTTATCCAGATTAAGCTGAGCATGACCAGCACTGTATAAGCCCCAGGGATAATAATAGTAACTGTCAGAACTTTTTAAAAAGTCCAGACCTTCATGGCCCAGCTCAAAGTCTGCTGGCACTCTGACATCAGCCTGTGTGCTTAACTTGTCCAGTTGCTTCACATAGAAACTACTGATAGCAGGCAAATACAGAGCATAGTCTCGCTGTGTACGTTTTAAATTATCCATGTGTTAACCTTTTGCAGGCATCAAGTAAGTGTATTCAGCCAAACCACTGTCAATCTTGATCTGTAACAATCCTTTTGCATTGATACTCATTACAACGTTAGCACTGTCGCCCAGTCGTAAAATCTTTAGCACAACATCCAGCGGCCACTTAAACTCATGTGTGATCTCACCATCAGGTGCATCGTTAACTAAAATCTTAGTTCTGTCTCCGCCAGCGTCACCAATGTAGAAGTACAGTTTTCCATCTTCCGTGCGAGGACTAAACGTGCTTTCAAACGTACTCAGTACTGAATTAAAGTAAGTTAAATCCTTGAGATTCTTTTGTGTGGGCACAATGTTGATGTCAAACTCTGCACCCTTAAACTTGATCTCTTTGAGCTGTGCGTTAACCACATCAGCAAGCATGAAGCGATAGTGTGCATCAGTTCCAGCCTCATCCACAAATTCTACTTCAGTGGGCACATCCACACCATTGCGTGTTTGCTTGATAACTTGCACTGTGGAATTCTCATCGTCAAAGCCTGGATACTTGATGTAACCATCCAGTACACTCATGCGACTCAATCCCACTGTGTTATCTGCAAAGTCAGCCACTGGATTGTGTGTTTTGCCTTTGAAGATCACAGTTTTTTCTGCGTCCATAGTACCAGAAATCTTCACCATTTCAAAGATTCCCAAACTGTGTGTATGTTTTAACACATCCTTCAATGTGTCCTTGATTGCGTTCTCAGCCATGTTTTTCTCCTGTGTGAATTTGTATTTAGGCCTGTGTTGATTCTGTTAGTTCTTTTTTTCGTGCTCTTTTTAAAAAGTGCAACCTTACGTATGTTTTTCTCACAATAGCAATAATAGTGAAAATGATTGTGAGGAATATACTGGTTTGTGTGGCAGTAAACTCATAGTAAAATGCCATACCAATTAATCCAAAATTAAGCGGTATGTTCACAACACTGCCCAGTGCTGTATCAGTGACTGCTTCCTTGAAGGCCAGCGTTTTGTCTGACTTAGATGTTTTCATATCAATAGTATACTGTAAATTCTGTGTCTGTCAACCAAATTCAAAAAATGAATCCATTGCTTGTGAATGATTTGCTTTGGTAAGGTCCCAACCCATAGCACCTAACACGTTCTGTATCTTTTTGTTTAACACACTTTCCTGCATGCGCTCATCATCAAACGGCAGTTCTTTGAACCATTCTGGTAGATGCTGCTCGTCTGTGGGATAAGCCACACTGTCATAGCCCATGGGGTTGCTTTTTAGTCTGCACACAATCACTTTCATACCATCTGTGATCTTCATGCTGTAGTTGTCAGCATTCATTTCCTGTAATATATTCCAGTGTATACTTGCTGTTACATGACCAGGAATCATGTTGTTTTCTTTTGTTTGCGGTAACTTGGCAAGTTTGGTATGTCTGAGTTTTGCAGGATCAGAGCTTGTGAGACCTTTCAGTTTGCGATATTTTTCTGTGTATGACGTGAGTTTGTTCACACGTTTGGGCATACCTTTTTGCCAACTGGGCAAATCCTGAAAGTACTGTTTAAACTCTTTGATTTGTGCAATAACTTCTGCTTCTGGTACACCGCTAAGTGCGGCATCCAGTATACCGCCCAGAAAATCCTGTACAAACTGTGGCGTATCTGAACGCTTGATATCCATGCCCATGATTTTCAGTTTACCGCCTTCATAACGAGTACCTTCGTTATCCAGTACCTTGATAGCATAACGCTTCTTGGTTATAAACAAACCTGCTCTGCCTACAACTTCACGTCCTGCTTTCATTACCTGTCCTGCGTTTAGCGGAACATTAAAACTGTCTTTCAGCATTTGTGGAAATGTGTCACTGACTGTGTCTGAAATTGTATCATACAATTTTGTTGCGCCTTCCAGATCTAGTTCTGAGTCTGCTGGGAGGGCTGGGACTGCACTGAAGTACACACTGTCTGTATCTCCGTATATAATGGTATCACCGGTGTGGTCATACTTGCCTGTGAGCAGTTTGTTTGTTTCAGCCGCCATATGTTTTGTAATGCATCTTCCTGTGAGGGTTGTGGATTGACCGATACGTTTATCGAAAAACCTACAACCAGGATTAAGAATAGCGCCATACAAACTGTTAAGATTAATCTTCTTAACCAGTTGTCTCTTGTCCCAGAATGCTCTATCTGCATCAGTTGTTGCTTGTTTTTTCTTGGCTTGTAGTTCTTTTCTTTCTGCATACCATCTTTCCAGTAGTCCAGGAATAATACCCTGAAATTCGTCTGCTGTTTTAAAAATTGTGCCATTGGCACTGATGTTCCATTTTTGGCCGCCGTTAAACACCAGATTATAAACGTCAGCGCCAGTCACTTGTAGTTCAGCACCATCTTCCATGTCCAGCCAGATTTTATGATCTACATCACGGGCTGTCATCATTTCAAATTCAGTACTGGCAAACTTATTATTCCAGGCATCCGAGAAACTTTTCTTTTCCAAGCGCATGCGCTCTTCAATTTCGTTAGTTGTGTAATCCATCCTGAGCTGGCCCACAATGGTTTCAGGCCCCATGTTAAGCGCACGAATCACACTGGGATACAGACTGTTTAAGTCCATGCTACCAATCCATTCATGATAGCCTTTCTTGGGGAATGCAACATAAGCACCTGCCGCTTTGCCATCCTTCTCACCAGGATTTCTGTCTGGAACCACGTAGCCACGTCTGTGCGCTTCATTGATAATTGCTTGTTCTGTGGTTGCCACAGCACCCATTGTGGTTGGTAGTAGCACAGTGTTATCATGAGCAATGGTGTTAGCCAAATCAATAAACTGTAACTTCTGATCCAGCTTGTGTATTAGCAGGGTATCCTGTATGTTATAGTCCAAGAACTTTTCGAAGTCATGGTTATAAAGTTTATCAAGCGATCCTTCATATGCAACTTTCTTTTCACCCAATTCCATTTCAGCGATATAGTCCAGTGCATAACTATGGCGTTCTTCATAATTGTATTTGATATACAATTGCATGTAATCCATGTGCACACGGCCCACAGTGTCATATGTTCTTTGCTCTTTGCCGTAACGTTCGAAAACTCTCTCTGTGGGCATTTGATCCCACAGACACATTCTTCTGGTCTCTGCCTTGCCCAATACTTTGATAATACGGTTTATTGTGTAAGGAATATCGTATCCTTCTGAGTTCCACCCGCTCAGTATGTCTGCGTCATCTATCAGTAACAAAAACTTTTGCAGTAATTCCTTTTCTGTTTCGCACAACATCACTTCAGGAAATTTATCAGCAATATTTTTAGCCTGATCCCAGGTTAGTGTTTTAGGAGGCACAGCCAAACACACCATGGCATCCATCCATTGCAGATAAACTGCCACACTTGTGATAGGCATAAATGCGTCTTCTGTGGAGCTGTAGCCACGCTCAGGGTCAAAGTCCACCTCGATATCAAAAAATGCAGTTTGCAGTTTGGGAGTATCTGAATTCTGATAGTGTCGCTCAAGCACTTTGTTTAGTGGCTTGATGTCACTTTCAAACAAACCGTTATGCTTGTACATTGCTACATTTTTACGAAAGTCTTTGTTGTTTTTGCACCAAAGCTCGCACACAGGATCGCCATAGATACTGCGTTGTTTGCCCTTGGGATCTTTTACGTAAAAATTGTATATAGGCTTGTGATCTACTAGTACCCGCTTACCATCAATGCGCTCAACAACACGCACAAGATCTGATTTCTTGTCGTATATAGCGTCTACATAACTCATTAATACTTGTGACCAGTAATATCCAAAATTGTTTCCAGCGCATCAAAATCATCATATTGATCCTGGAAGTTTGCTTTGTGTGCTACCTTGATAGCTTTGTTTAGAATAGCAGGCTTAACGTCCATTTCTTCTGCGATTGCTTTTACTGTATCACTAAGACCTTCTTTCAGAATGTCAATTTCTGATTGTACCTGACATCCTTCCTGAATTAATTGCTTTAGCCGTGCTTGTTCTTCGCCGTTAAATGTTTTATTAAACGCCATGTGTATCTCCTATAATAATTGTGTACACAGTATAACTGATTTTGATGTGATGTCAATCTTTGTAGTCACTCAGACTGAACTTTGTGCCCAGCATGTAATCTGTTCTGGCTTCAGGGTCGTTACTCCACACCAGTACTTCAGGATCTTCATACAGAAAGTCACAGTTTTTACAATACTCAATATCGTCAAATTCTGCATTACGATGTTTTTCTCTGAGCCATTCATACTGATCGCCATTCCAGATCTGTTCAATGGTTTGTGTGCTGGTGTGTCCCAACACACTGAGTGATTCATTTGGTGGTCCCATGGTTTGACAACAGGGCGTAACAGCACCAGTCTCACCATTCACCCCACCTGCCCTGATGGTTATTTCTGGAGCAAATGGTCTGCCGCAGGTTTTTCTGTCCCGGGGGTCTCTCACATACACTGGCTGATAATTGCCGCTCCAGTTATGCATTTTCCAGATATAACCCAAACTGTTAACTGGCTGAATAAAGTTCTTGTTGTATTGTTCTACTTCATATTCTGTTTGGTCATTGTCCAGTATCAGATGATAACTGCTTACCTGACAATTACTGCCTGACTTGCTGATATAATCCTGCATGGCTATCGCATTACTTTTTAGTATTTCAAAGTTGTCTGCATCCATCCATTCAGAATACTTTTCAGCATTATAACCAATGCAGCTCAGTCTGACGAAATCTATACCAGCATCAATCACCCGCCGCATGAAATCTCCCTGTAAGCGATAGCCATTGGTATACATGAATACAGGAAAGCCACGCTTTTTGGCTTCGGCTATGTACAAGTCCAGATCCTTAGCCAGGGTGGGCTCTCCAGATCCTTCCAGATTGATCACTGGTTTTCCTGGTAACTGGTCCAGCACATTAACAAAGTGATCTAGTGGCATTTTGCGTGTCCACTCCTTGCCACGACCAGGGTCAGTTTGTGGACACATTTGACAAGTATAGTTGCAGCCGCCGGCAACTTCCACGACTGCTCTGAATAATTCGGGTACTGAGCTCATAAAATCTAATCTGTGTGTTTATGATATTTATGGAAACTGAGTTTGTGATTACATGGTTCCAGGATCTGTCGCACCAGCTTGTTCAAAAGCCCATGCTCTTTCCTGGCACTGAAAACATTCACCACATCTGACTTCTTGCTCCTGTAAGCAGGATTTAGTTAATTCAATCAGATTTTCAAGATTCAACTCCAGACCCAGAGCCACAATTTCATCTTTGTAAAAATCAAATACTGGTACATCAAATTTTTCATTTTGCCATTTGACTCGACCTGGTGCAGTGGGTATAGATTTTAGATGTTCTGGTACCTGATTATCAAAACGTAATATCATATCAATATTTTCATCCTGCATTAACTCACGAGTTTTGTCATATTGCAACACTGAAAGTGATGGCGCCGCTCTCATATCGTCTACATAATTGAATTCGAACTCAAAGCCTGTGAGTGTGTTTAAATAATTTTTCACATTGATAGCGGCTGCACATTGTAATTCACTGCCAGTGAAATTGTACAGTTTAAATTGATTCTGTAAATTTAGTTCCTGACTTATTTTCATCATACAATATACACATACTGCACTGTCCAAGCCACCACTTAAAAAAAGAGCTATGGTGTTCTTTTGTTCCAGTATGGGCTGAAATACACTTTTAAATTTATTGTATTGTGTTTCCACTAAAATATTTCTTCCCAGTTGACGGCTGCGCCGCCGTTAAAGTTATTTGGAGAACCTACTATCACAATGGTGTAAGGTATCGTGCTGTTGCTTAATCCATCTCTTTCCAGCTGGAATCCGAACAGGTCACCTTCGCCCAAGTCCAGTGTGGCTGTGCTCTGATTGCTAAAGCTCAACACAGTGCTTTGACGCTCGTCGCCTCCTGTGATGTCAGTTGCACTCACATCATATTCCACTGCACTGTCAACACTGGCACTGGTGAAACTGGCATTGCCCAGCGTACCGCCCTGTACCACTTTGATGTTATAATTGCCTGCGGCGCTGACCAACACACTGATTCCTTGTAATATAGCGATAGCATCAGTGTTTGTGCTTTTGAGTCTCACGCTGAGTAACGGCCATTCTTGTGTTTTATCCAGTGCTTTTAGGGAACCCACATCGGTGTATGCAGTGTGCTTTCTGCCACGTAGAGCATAACCACCTTCTGAAATCACTGTGGCACAAATTTGCTTGAGCGTGTTGTTTTGTGTGGTTACACCTGTGTTTTCGATTTCGTAGCGCAATGGCAAACATGGAGTAGTCATGTATGTGGTTGTCTCGTTGTTAGCGTGACTGAACACATGAGCAAAATAAAATGCACCATCTATCACAAATCCACAACGTACTTCGCCAACGCCCAACCACTCCATGTCAGTGAAAAAGATCTGTGTTTTGGTAATGTCGATGTTGATACCTGTGATCGTGGTTCCGTCCAGTTTGTCCACGTTCCAATCAGTTTGTGGAACCACTGTTTCCACTACACTGCCTGTTACATAACTGCGCTTCACAATGCAGTTTACGCCGTCAATGTTGGCAAAAAATATGCCGTTTTGATCATTGTATATTCCTGCTCGTTGTGTTAAACCTGTTTCACCTGCACTCATTGCAAATGTGGTAAAGATCTGAAAACTTTTTCCTGGCTGATATGCAAACACACGCTTGGTTTCTCTTACTGCACGATCACCGCTGGCTGTGCCCACAGTCAAATCACAACTGCTTTCGTTTATATTGTATGTGAAGGTGCCATTCACATTGGCTTCTGCAAACAGGTCATCTCGTTTGCTGTAACGCAATTGGCTATCAAACAGTGTGAAAGGCTCGCTTACACGTTGACGACCAAAACCATCTGTGGTTGCACTTTCTGTTGAACTAGCAGTGGTACTGGTTACACGAACAACTGGTTGCCCAAGTGCATTCAGCTCCATTGCGTTGTGTAAATTTCTTAAACCTGTGCTTGCTGGGGGGTGTGAGTATGCCATAACTTTTTACCTTATTAACTAACGTCTACTGTGATCCAATCTGTGGCTTCGCCTGGATCCATTCTTTGTTTTCTAACACCACGCTCCATGCCGCCACCTGGGGTGCCTTTTGCGTATCTGGTTAACAGTGTAATAGGACCAGGAGCTTTGGGGTCTAAAACCCAACGCTCATCATATGCCATATGACCTGCATCTTGACGATCTCTGTATGCAAAGCCCAGTTTTTCCAAGTCTCCCCAAGCAGGACCTTCAATGGTGTAAGCAGCATTACGGATCTCAGGTGCATCACCATCTTCCATACTGCGCACCAAACCTTTCAGTTTTCCTTCTGCTTTTTTAACTTGGTCTTCGTCTGTTAAAAATAGTTCACTTAGTTTCATTATATCTCCATACTGATTTCAAAATCGAAATCAAACTCCAATTCTTCTGCAAGCATGTCTGAAATTTGCTCGCCCTCTTCCAGGTTAATTTGTTCTTCCAGCAGTATCTCATAAATGTGTAAGCCATCTTCGCTGTCATACTCTGTTACCTGTACTTCCACACGATCGTCATCTGTATGACCCACAACCATTTTAACACTCACAATACTTTGCACAATGTCAAAGTATTCTATAACATCTTCATCTGAGATGTCATCTTGTGTTACCAATCTGCAAAAATGTTTTACGAATTCCATCAGTTACAAATCTCACTTCCGTCTACTAGTTCGTTGCGCAAACGACATTGCTCACGTTCTACCAAATCCAGTCTGGCTTTTTCTGCTTCTGATAAACTTCTTACTTGCATCTCGTCACGATAGTATTTTGCTATCTGTGCATAACGTGTGCTTTCACTCATTATGATTCTGGTGTTTAAACTTTCCTGTGCACTTTCCAATGCTTGGTCCTGTGGTTGTTGTTCCAACTGTAGTTCGTTACCATCAATGTACATATCATCAATAACAAAATATGCAGTAAACACGCTGCCTATTAGACCAAACACCAGTGCCACGGTTTTTAAATGCTTGTCTTCAAATTCGACTGTTCTCTTTGCCATCAGCTTTAGTCTCCATCACCGTTACTGCGTGTGTATAAACCAAACCATGCAGCACCGGCCCCCACAATTACAGATATCAAGCCCGACTGTTCCAGCGTGGGTGTTTCCAATTCCATAAACCACATGGTGCTGTAATACAGCAACACCATGTACACCGTGATAAACGCTCTGGGAAAAATACGCCAGCTATCCAGCGTCTTTGCAAGATGTACCCACTTACCCCAGGGATTAGCTTTATCCTCTGCTTCCATGTCACGTATCTTGTCCTTGAGCGCACCATTTTCCTGTAGCACTTGTAAAAATCTATCAAGATCTAGTTGCACCTCGTTGCGACTGAAATCGCCTGAGAATACTGCTGAACTATCTGTTGTACCAATATCATCAATCTTTTTATCTGCCATACAGCTATTTATCAGATTTTAATAATTCCTTCAGCTCTGATATTTGTGATTGTAAATCCTGGTCAGATTTAGAACCTGAAAGATTTTTAATTAGTAGTTCTTTTCTGAGTTCATTGAGATAATCTATTTTTAGTCTTGCCTCTTGTTTAGTCACTTTTAATCTCCTGTGGTAATTGATTGTAAAAAGATTCAGCTATGGCTTTGTGTGTTTCTGGACCAGGATGCTGTTTGTCTCTGGCCAGATCTGGCAAATTTTCTGTGGTAAAAGGATATTCCAGATAATTAAAATCGTATCGATTAATTGTGTTCAGGTCGTTTGTGTCTGCATTCCACATACTGAAATAAACATTGGCGTTCCAGTATCTGGCAATCAGGTCTATTTTTTGCAAACTATGCATGGTCATGTATTCTGCAAAGTGTTTGTCAGTACACAGAGCATCTATGTCAACAGGATAGTCGTCTATGGTCCAGCCAGGGATATAACTAAAACAGCCGGTATTTTTACCCAGTTTGAGTGTTCTCCTGCTGAACGGTGGAGACAATACGAAAATATTTTCCGGAACATTCTGAAAAAATCTGCTATACCAGTACAATATGTTTGCCTGTGTGTCTATGCCGTGAGCAGCAATTGCAAAACTCACATAATTTGTATTACACAATCTCTGATTTAACAGATAACTCCATGACTCTGATAACCTAACACCTATGCCCTCGGTTCCACTACACCCCAAAAAAACATTTTTAGCATTACTGCTTAATGAATCACATCGCAGTCCGTATTCGTTAAACTGGTATGATATATCCTGATCTGTGTAAAGATTATCCACAGCATCATATGAACTCAGTTCATCTGAGCTATTCCAATTTGTGGTTGTATTGGCTCTGTTGATAACACTTTTGGGAAATGCATCTAACAGATATTCATCAGCTTTCATTTTACGCTCTAACTGGTTCATTAAACACGGGCATTTTTTTGTACTCTGTACGTAAATTCTTTACAAAGTTATTTACCAGTTTATAGCTGATCTGTTGAGTATTTTCTTGCTGAGGTAAAGCACTAATACAATCGAAAGGCAAATTGTATCGTGCATCTGTATCAAATTGCTTGCACATCGCTGCTTGTTGTAGATTAAATGTTTCTGAATTATATGTGTTCGTTTGAACACACACTGACTTTAACAACTCCCACAATTGATCAGTATTTTTTGAAAGCTGTTCTGCGACTAAGTCTCTTATTAACAGAATGTGTACTCTGCGAGTGGAAGGAATACCACCTATATGCATTAATGCATCTTGAACTACTTCGTTAAAAATTTTATTAAACTCTGGATGTGAATGTAAGTGGTCCCACACAGTGTCATAAAATGTTCTATATGGTACACCACAAAATCTGGCATACTTTGCTAGTATCCTGGAATAACCAATACTGTGAAAATTATATATCATCACATAGTATGCAAATGCATCAGCAATATTTTGGCTGCTCATTGTGCTGGTTGCAGACACAATTTCTGTTTTTTCATACAAACGTTCCAGATTTTCTTTTTCCATTGTTTTATCTGAAAGCATTCCACCGCTTGTAAAGTCAAATAAATTATCGTCTGTGATATACGTTTTATAACCATACTCCAGTCTGGATTGCCAACTGGATAATTCACTGTTGGGCAAAAATTCTAAAAATTGCACGTTAAATCTCAGATGTTGTCCGCACTCTAAAATATAACACAGCCCGTTCCTGAACGTCTCTTCCGTTTCTTTCGGTAGTCCCAGTATTAATTCACTGTACGTAGGGACACCATGTTGTACACTGAGTCGCATCATTTCCTGTAAGTTGTCCAGATCCATGTTTTTTCTTTTTACTATTTCACATGTTTCTGGATTTCCAGATTGCAAACTCACCGTGACGCCAGTTTCACTATCCAGTATTTTCGCTATTTCAAAAACTCTGGAATTACTGTTTTTAGCGTATTGCAATGTAACTGCTACAATGTATGGATTAATGTCTTTGGCTTCACGTAGTAACTTTGCAATTTCCACATCACGTTTTAAAATACCCCAGTTGGCATCTGCACCAAATATTACCAATATTTTTTTATCATGAAACCACTGTATTTCTTTTTCCAGTCGTTCCCAGGGTATTCTTTTTACTTTGTTGTGTGTGGCAGCTCCCCAATCACAAAAAGTACATTCATAAGGACACCCTCTGGTTGTCTCAAATGTAGCCATCCATAAGTATTCAGGATTAGGATCCATACAGTATTTTTCAAATATGCCTTCCAGATACGGGCTAGGAATGTCCAAGTCCTGAATTCGTTTTCTGTTATATACTTTTTTGAGTGGATTTTCCTGTAACACATCTGTTAATATGTCAAGAAAATTCTCTTCGCCCTCACCGCTCACAATGATATCAATATACTGATATAAATCAGGCCACTCTGTGGTTACATTAGGGCCACCGGCAACAATAACACATTCTGGCCATATCTGTTTTACTTGTTGTGCTAATGCATGACTGTATTCTGTATTCCAGGTATAAAAACTCAGACCCACTACGTCTGGTGGATTCTGATGAATACGTTGGATTACAGAATCTATTTTTTCTCTTTTGAATCCCAGCTCGATCAGGTCGTAATTGTCAGAAATTTCTGGAATG